TACAAGTGCTTGTGGGCGCAGTACGGCGTTCATGAAGTTCGATTCGGACATGATTTCAATGAAATCGTCTTTTTCGTTCATGTATTCGAACCAGTAAGCCTCGGAAGCAACTTGGTTCACAGTGGCAAAACGGTTAGCCGGGGCGTAGTAGGTTTTGAACAGTGCTTCAGATGCAACCTGTGGGAACACACGGCATTCACCAGCAGGAATGTAAGGAACGGTAGCACCAGTGTTGCGGTCAACGTAGCTGCCACGGTATTCGATCCAGAGGATACCACCGTAGAAGAAGTTGCGATAACGAGCATCAAGACCAAACACGTTGGCAGTCAGACGACCATTCAGAACTTGAGTGCCTTGGTTCTGGCTAAAATACTTGTAGCTGTCAACAACAAACGGATGGGTAATCAAAGCATTGAAGAAGCTTGGGGAGCAAACTGCAACCAAGCCATCAACTACTGCACCGGACTGGACACCATCTTGTACGGCTGCAACGATTGGCTCAACTTCAACCAGAGGATCAGCAGCCAAGTTGGTCAGGTCCATGGTCAGCTCAGTACGGGTAACACCAAACTCGTTGTACCAGTTGATAGTGTTGCCATACGAAGTAGCCAGAGTACCACTAGGAGCGTAAACACCGCCAGTTACCATCAGTTGAGCACGAGCGGCCTCAAGAGTCAGGGCGTGGTTCATGCGCATTTGAATCATTTTACGGCTACGAGTGGACGCTACGGATTCAGTTTGAATACCAGCAAACACGTTGTCCCACGAAACAACACCATCGATGTCATTAGGGGTGATTGCATCATCCAGAGGGAAGTGAGGAATGCTTGCAGTCAGGTACGAACGAGTGGGACCACGAGAGGCGCTGTTACGTTCATCCCAGTTACGATCAGGAATCAGACCTTCGTTCCAAACAGTGCGAGGAACCAGAACGGTCTTCTGCGATTTGGCTTCGGTGTCGAAGATACCCAATTGGTTGAACAAGCCCCACGAGTTAGGAACAATGTTAACGGTTTCGGATAGGTCTACTACGCGGTTGAAATCCTGCGGATTATAAGAAAGTGGCATATTAGTATTAGTCCTTAGATAGTGATTTCAACAATTACGCCCTGTTCTTTCAACAGGTGACGCAGTGCTTCGAATTGTGGTGCACTCAGGAAGCCCGAGGTTGCGGTTTTAATTGGGTAATCTTTCAGGATCACGTTGTCACGAACATAACCAACAGCGTTGTCAGTAGTGTCAGCAGCCAACAGAGTGAAACCTTGTGGTTTTGCTTGGTAACGATCACCGTACAGAACTACGAATTCGTTAGTGGTAACGAGCTGAGAGGCGTTGCTCAGAAGAGCATATGCAGTATCGGTTGCAGCTTTTGCACGGAAAGCAACCATACCCATTACAACTGGGGTATCAGCAGCTACGTCAACAAAGACAACTTCGCGAGCATAACCAACGCTAGGATCGCGTTCGTGAACTACCAAGTCAGACAGTTGGGTAAAACCACGTTGTACTAGAGGCATTATTTAGCACCTTCTTTTTGAAATTGAGCTTTGAGTTTTGCGGCGGTGAGGTCAGCGCCTTCTGGTTTTTCTGGTTTTACTTCAGCACCTTGACCACCAATTTCACCCATGAGAGCGGATTGATCAATAACTTCAGCTTGTGCTTTAAAGCCATTTACAACTGCTTCAAACGATGCGTCATCCAGAACAGACAGAGAAGCAAGCAAACCTTCTTGTTTAACAGCGGCAAGTTTATCTTTACGAGCAGAAAGTTTGGCTTCCACTTTTTCAGATTCCATCTGAGCTACTTTCTCAAGGGCTTCAGTGAGCTGAGAAGCTTGACTGGTGAAGCTTGTTTGGAGGGAAGCAAGAGCTTCTTTTACAGAGGAGAACTCTGCAAGTTGCTCTTGGGACGCAGCGAGCTGCGCTTGCAATTCAGCAAGTTGGGTCATATCTAGAGTTTCCTCTTCAGTGGACATTTTGAATAGTTTATTTTTGAGCACATTGTTACCTTCGGTTCTTTGAGCTGTATCAGCCAAATATGTGTAAAAATCCTCAAGGGTTCGTACACTATCAGCTAGACCCAACTCAATCGCCTCTTTAGGTAAGAAGGTTTTGGCTTGTGTGGACCTAACTGCTTCTACTGACAAGTTGCGATGTTCTGCAACAAAGCCAGTAAACTCTTCATACAAAGCATCAACCTTAGATTGAATGTCTTCGATGAACTCAGCGCGGAATGAACCATCTGCTGCAAAAGGAGTTTTGCTTTCCCCCGCAAACACATAAGTACGTTCGTAGCCTTCCATTTCTAATGCTTTAGAATCATTGATCAGACGAACAACAACACCGACACTACCTACTTCAGCACCCGGAGCCATAATGATTTCATCGGCAATAACCGACAGACCGTAAGCCGCTGAAGCTGACAGACCATCTACATAGGTGAGAAGTTTAACGCCGTTTGTAGTTGCCAATTTACGCATGTAACTGGCTGTTGACATCATCTGGAAGGCTTCACCGCCACCGCTTGAAACATTGAATGCAATTGTTTTTGCACCACTGTCAATTAGGTAAGTAAAATCTTCTTTAATTTGTTCGTATGAAGCACCACCACAATCAAAGCCCATAATAGTTACGGGTTTATAGGTAAGCGGGCCGTCAATGTTCATTACAGCTACACCGATATCTTGGTTGTAGGAGTAACGATTGTTATTATTCCGGTCCTCTTTATCACCTCGTTCCATCTTGAAATTTTCACTGTTTCGTTGACTCAAATAATCAACAACAGTTTCAAAAGATGCTGGGTGCATTAAGTGTGGGGTGTTGCAGAGTTTTTCTTTAACTCGTAGAAGTTGATGGCTCAATGTTAGCCTCCTTATATCTTGTAATGGTATCAACCCATCGAAGATCTTCCGAAGGATTCCACCCGGCATTGAATCTATTCCACATATTCACAAGCTGCCCAACTTTAAGATTGTGCTTCTTCTGAGCATATGAATATGTCATACCAGAGATAAAATCTTCATAGTAGACTTCAGCATTAACCCACCAAGGAGAACGAAAAGGTAAGTTGTAAAACTTAGACTCAACGATCTTTGATCTTGTTTCAGCAGTAAATTCCATCTTCCTACCGGGACGACCCTTACTGCTGTGGTCGTGGTCAGGATTATCTTTCCACCATTGTTTCATAAACTGAGAATGGGCTTGCTTCTTTTCTTCTGTCGGTTTGTAACTCACGTTAACAATACCGCCACCAACAGAGATGTTCCATCCAATAAATGCGCTTGGTCTTAGTTTGGATTCAACATCAAAGCAATAATCCATATCAGCAATTACAAGGGTATCAACTATCAGATTTTCTGAGCCGTATTTCCGAATAGCTTTTGAGATACTCAGATCAGAATCCATGTTAGCTCTATGCTTATGTTCAACAAACCTTTCTTTGGCTGAGTGTTTGGTTACACCAATATATCCTTGAGAGAACATGTCAGTGTGTTCTTCCAGATGAATCCAGTAAACTTCAGCCATAAATGGACTCCTTTATGTGTTTTCATTATTGGATACCGAACTATCGCCTGAACCACCGCTAGAAGATCCGGTTCCATTACTCATCCCTTCTGTCATCCCTTCACCAGCACCCGATGTATATCCAGTAAGATTCTTACGAACTTCATCAATACTTGTATCTTGGTCATCAAAAGGAATAGGCATTCCACCTTCTTGTGCAAGCCAATTAACTGTCTTAGCATCTTGGCTAATCAAACCAACTGCACCAAGTCGTTGTACATACTTAGAAAGTACATCCAAATCTTGTTTAGCAATCTTACCGAAGCAGAAGTAAGGAGTAACCGAAGCGTCCCACCCGTTTAATGAAAATAGTTGTGGGATAAGGTCATGATTAAGTTGGTCTTGAATTTCCATTAGTTTGGATTCAATAGCCATCTCAACAACACTTACTTTTGACTCCGCTAGGGAGAAGCTACCACTACCATTATTACCAAGACTTAGGAAGTCAGCAAACAAACAAGTTAGAATCTCTTGTGAGTAGCGAGCAATGATTGAGTTGGTATCATAGGCTTTCTGGCCCGTAACAGATACAATCTGGAAGTCAAAGAACTTGTTACCGTTTTCATCCAAAACTTGAGGAAGAATCAGCCCTGACTGTTCAGCAACTTGTGCATTACGCATTACCTTCTTGTAATACTCATACACAGCCTTGTCTTCTTCAGATGCAGCAGGATCAAGGTAGCGTGGCGGCAGATAAAGAACTTTGAAACCTTGCATATCCTGAGATACACCTACAGCTTCAGTTTCTTCAAATGCCTTCTTAAACTTCCAAGATTCCCAGCAACCAACCAAAGGAGATTGTCCATTAGGGTCATCTTTCAAGTTACCATTACGGAACAACAAGAACTTCTTGCGAGGGATTCTTACTTTGTCGCCGTAGATGCTATCAATGTTGGAGTAGGTTGATTGTTCAAGTCCTGTTGGTTTTACAACAGCTTGCCATACACCTGAAAGATCACGTCCTTCATTCTCCCATTCCCAACCAACAATGCTGTCTTGAGAACGAAGAGGAAGTTTCTTAAGACCAATCAAACCATCTGCATATTTGGAGCCGTTAGACTTAATACGTTTACGGTAACACTTTTCAATGACTGCAAAGCCGTATCGGTTAAAGCTAACAACTTCTTTAATAAATGAATTCCACGAACCATCCATGTCGTCCATATTCTGTCGTAGGAATTCAGCCTTACTCTTTAACTCTGTTTCATATCCATCAGGAATCTTTACTTCCCAAGGAACTCGTGCAATCATCATTTCAACAAGATTAAGGGCTGGGGCAATTGTCCCATCCTTAGCCATTTTCTTGTAAGTTTGAATTGCATGAGGAAACCGTAGTTCCCATTGGCATTCTTCAAGTACGTTACCAGAGACAACGCGCAAAGCATTGTAGCCAGACTCACTTAATTTTAAACGAGGAATTACCTCATCACCCGTACTAAGGGCTGTTTGGTCTGTCTCAGCCATGTAGGCTCCTTAGTGTTTAAAGGGGTTTGTTCTTGATAGGTCGGCTTGTTGTAGACCACCGAGGAAGTTACCAATGTTGATTTTCTGGGCTAGAGTTACAAATGAGTCAGCGCAGGAATCCACTTGATCATCTTTTTTTGACCGAGAGCCATCAAAAGCTTCTAATTCAGAGAAGAAAGTATCGTTCCACTCTCCGTGTACATACCGGACTAACCCGGCTTCAGCAGCGGATGCGAATGGCATGAAGCGCAGGATCTTGGATTTGTTTGTAGACCGCATTCTCGCGAACAAACCTTCAGATAGGTACTCTTTGATTATCATTTGACCCGCTGCCTTTCCGGCTTGACCGGGCTCTTGAGGGATTATGACCTGAGTACCTTCAGGATCTTCTTTTGCAACTTCAATCATTCTCTGGATAACTTCACCAAATCTTGCCCGAAATCTAACAACATCTTGGATTACATAAAGACCTGATTTTGTTTTACCAATCAAAACACCGGCAGTCCAGTCAGGATTAGGAAGCACTTCTGATGGCAATGAGCCAGCTATATCCCATGCCCTACACCATTGAACTATATCTAAATCAAAAGGATTTACTGGATCACCCAACCACTCTGATTTAAAGTAGCCACTAGCATCTTCCCTAATATCCCAATTACCCCACAGATCACGCTCTTGTTTTACACGTTTAAGG